TTCCGTTTTGTGGGTGGTAGTATAAAAACTTTTGTAATACCTGATTACTCCTGTCAACAGTTAACATACCGTCTTCAAAAACTACAGGTTCTAATATTGCATTTCCATCTTGCTCGTCTTCAAAAGGCGATTTTTGATTTCTTGCATATCTTAAGGGTCTGTTTACACCTTTGTCTTCATCAAACCATAATAATGGAGATCGGCTACTGTTTCTTGATGGAATGGTGTAAGATAAGGGAGCTCTTCCATTTAATAGCCTATACGTCTTAGTCGTATATTTTTCTACGTTTTTCATTTTATTTTATTTTAATTTAATTATAATTTAAATAAAAGGAGGGCTACTAATAGGGCGTTTACATGCGTGACTTTCGCCCCCCTTCTATAGTTTACTACTTAATCCTTATGCTTGGAATAAGAAGAAATTGTTTGCACCTAAAGTACATACCGCTCTTTCAGATAAGAAGTTAACCTCCATTGCATCAAGATCAGATGTTCTTGCACCACCAGCAGAACCAGTAATCCAAGTTTTGTAACGTCTGTCTTCAGTTTCTGAAGCTCTATATCTAACGTGTAAGAATGGTCTTTTTGCGTTCTTACCTAAGATTTGGTCATATACAGAAGTTGATCCAGCAGGAACTAAAAGTCCGTTTACTGCACCAGCTGTTAAACCACCTCTCATTGTAGGATCGTTTAGGTATTTCCAGTCAGACTTGTAGAAGTCATATCCTCTACGGAATCCTGTGAAGCCTAAATTTAAAGCCATGTCTTTGTCATTATCAAAAAGACCGTATGAAGTACCACCTGCTCCGTAAGAGTTTTGTGCTGCTAACATATCGTCAATATCAAATGAGAAGTTTCTATTTACGAAAATTACATTTTCTTCAATAGCTCCTTGCTTATCTAATCTTTGGATAACAGAATCAAAACCTGCTAAAGTAGTTGGGTTTCCTCCTCCCCATACATTACCTCTATCGTTTACTACATAGAAGATACCTTCAGAACCAGCGTTGATAACGCCCGCAGCAGGAGTAGCACTACTTAATTGTGCCTCAGCTTGCGAGTTAGTGATTGCAGGAACAGCTTCAATCATTGCAGTTTCCATGTAATCCTCAAAACGTAATCTTGTTTCATGCTCTGATTTTAAATACCATAGGTATCCGTTTGCTCCATTTTCAGTTTGTATTTCTACCCAACCGATTTGAGCCATGTCTGATCCAGATACAGAGTATTTGTCTTTTAAAATAATTGGTTTATTTTGAAAGAAATAATCATCTGACTCTAAAGATCCAACCATACCATTAGTTCCTTTTGCAAATTCAGAACCGTATACAAATAAAGTACACGCTACTCCCGCACCCATTGCCTGAGTTAATTCGTAGTATGCTACTTCTATTTGGCTACTTGTTAAGTTAACATTACCAGCTGTAGTTCCACCTGGAGGCGTTACAATAACTCCTTTATTTGTTAAAGTTGAACCTGGAGTATTATCAGATATCATAATAGTTTGTCCAGCTCTTAATGCTGCTGAAGTTTGACCTGCTACTAATAAAGGATTAAATATATCGTTAATAGTTAAAATTGCTAACGAGTTGATTGCAGCAATATTTGACGTTACATTTGTATACTTTGTATGTAATCTTCCTTGTTCTGCCCACTTAATCATATCTGAGTTAGTTGGCATTTCAGCACCTACCATTCTTAGGAAAGATGCAATTGTTCTATTTCCATAACGCTCAAATTCCTTTTCATAAGTATCTGGTAGATACTGATTTAAGAAATCAAAGTTAGTTATGTAGTTTGTTGATAGGACTTGTTGTTGAGCACTTGGCTGCAAATCAAATCCTGGGGCTGCTTGTACTGACATAATTTATTTATTTTTTTTAATATTTATACTTTTTTTATACTTCTAATTTTTAATCCTCTTCCACTGCTTGTATCACCAACAGCTCTAATTTTCAAGCCATCTTTTGTTACACCTTGAGAAGCTGGTCTAATATCCATATCAATGTTTTTTGATTTTTTAGTTACATTGTCTACAGCATTAGATACACCTTGATCGTAAAAAAACTGAGCGAATTTTTCTGGATTCATTGCTATTGCTAAAGACTTGTGATATCCTTTAGCGTCACTAATTAATCCATTTTTGTCCATAAATTTATTTACAAAATTATTGACATCAGACTGAACGTTTTTTAATTCAGTTGCATCGCCTGGCTTATAAGTAAAACTTTTTTCTCCTACACTGAACTCAAAACCTTTGAACTCATTGCTAAAAACCTCATCAGTTTTTTTGAGAAACCAGTCATACCTTTTACGATTTTCTTCCTGCGCAGTTTTAGATTCTTCTAAATAACTTTTATAAGCATTAAAATCTTCTTTGTCCTTGTCAGATAACCCATTCCCACTTGACTCAAGAGGAACTTTATATTTACCCTTCTGTTCATTGAAATACTTTTTTGCTTTCGCAAGTTCTCTTTTTTTAGCTAATTTGATTTTCTTTATTGCCCTTTCATCTTCTAACTCTTCATCATATGAAAACTTATCGTCAATAAGGTCTTGAATATCTATTGCGTCCAAACCATCTTCAGTTTGTGCGTAATAATCAGCTAATAGTAGTTCATCGTCCATGGTATCATAATCCTTTTGTAATTTATAAAAGTCTTCAATACCACGTCCAGTTTCCTTTTTAAAATTAAGGTATGCCGAAACATCTTCAGGTAATTCATCATTGTCTTTTGTTTGCGCAAACAAATCATCTACTGAAGAGATATCTTTATCATACCTATTTTTAATATATGAAAGAACGTCTTCGTCATTTAACTCTGACGAGGGAGTTTCATCTTTTACTTCTTCTTTTGTTTCTTCAGCTACTGGAGCTTCCGTTGTTTCTTCTTCTGTTTTAGTTTGAGTTTCAGTATCTTCATACTTATCCTCATGTTTTTCTAAAAGAGCTTGCTCAACCTCTGCGGTTGACTTCTCTTCTTTTGTAACTTCTCTTACTTTAATTTCCATTTTATTTAATTTAATTTATACAAAGTTAATAATAATCCAATAAAATATTTAAGGCTATCTTGGGTTGAACTCTGCAAGATCAAACCCGTCTAAACTATCTTCATTAGACTCAAAATTTATTGGAGGTAAATTGTTTTTTCTTTGACTTATAAGCTTTGATTGTTCAGATGACTGCTGGCTTATTCTTCTGTCTTTTGCTTTTTCACGATTTTGTTCACGCATATCTATTTGAGATTGTTCTAATCCTTTTATTTCCATAGCGTATTCAAATTCAGTTTGCATTAATTGTTCTTTTAATGCAGCCTCATTTTTCATCTTTTCTATTTCAAAACCTATCTCAGCTTGCTTTACTTGCATTTTTGATTGAGTTTCCATTTGTATTTTTTGCATTGCTATTTGTGCAGCGGCTTGTTGAGCTTGCATATTGTTTTGTTGTTGCATCTGCATTTCCTGAGCTTTCTTCTCTTGATCTTGTCTTTGCTTCGCTTTTCTTTTAACTTTTAGCAATTGATTAGCCATCTTGATATTTTTTATTTCTCTAATATCTATAGCGTCTTCTAAATCTATACCACCCTTTGATAATGCCATTTGTATGTTTGCTTCTAATCTTGCTTTTTCTTCTTCATCTGGAGCAACTTCTACAAATATTCCAAAGTCATATAAATATAAATTCTTAATATCATCTAATATTCCCAAGTTGTATTTTCCTATCTGCATTGCAAACTCATCAGCAAAATCTGAATATTCTAATACATCTGCTGTTCTAATAGATAGTGCTTCAGCTAAAGTTTGTGTTAGATATAAACTACCGTCTAAAATATGTCTTGTTGCTGTGTTGGAATTTAATGCTGCAAGTTTTTGAACTCCTACTAAAGAGTTTGGATCAGGAGTGCTACCGTCTCTTGCTTCATTAAGACCTGTTACCTGTCTAATCATATTCATATAATGATTATAATTACCTATAAGCATTTGCATTTTATTAGCGCCACTATTAGATGTTAATTGTTGTATTGGTACTCTTGCGTTATTAAACTCTCCATCTTGTGTATAGCTCCTTCCAACAACACTACCTGTCTGGAAATATAATCTTAATGCGTCAGCAGGATCATATGCGTTACCTGTACCTAAGTCTACTTCACTTAACCC